TTACCACTCGCGCAAACGGCGATCGCGCTCCTGGCGTCGACGGTTGGTCAAACGCGCGTAGACGATGGTGCTTTGTATGTTCACGTGCCCAAGGTGATCTTGGACGTCCTCGATGTTCTCGCCACGCTCCAGCAGGTGGGTTCCACAGGAGTGCTTCAGGGCATGGCAGTGGCATTTCTCAGGCGGGACGCCAGCCAGTGCCCCGTAGTGCTTCATCCACCGGTCCAGCATCGGCTGACTGATCGGCCGTCCGACTCGTGACACGAAGAGTGGTCCGGGAGCAGAGCCCCGAACCTTGAGCCAGGCGCGCAGAGCCTTCACTTCCTTCTTGGTCAGGTGGAACTCTCCACCCCGGCTACCCTTCAGCCGACGGACTCGGAGACGATCGGCGTGGGCGTCCCAGTCCGCGAGTTGGATCATACCGATTTCCCGAGCTCGCAAGCCGCGATGATAGGCCACGCGGAACATCGCCAAGTCCCTGGGAGAATCGATCGCCGCGAAGAACCGGTCAAGCTCTTCGGCAGTCAGGTACTTGATCTCGTTTTCGGCGCGGCGGCGGCGGCGTTTCCGAACATCGGAAGGTTTGGGTGCGTCAGTCATGGCAACAGCCATCCTCAAGGGTGGGCGGGATCGGGTGATAAATCGTGAAGTAGTGGAAATAGTTATTTCCACTACTTCGGCGCTGGCGTCCAACGAATAATCAACAACTTACAGACACTTTCCGCAGCAGCCAACTCGCTGAAATCACTACTTCGCCAGAAATGTGAGTTTTACGCCGGTCCCGGAGGCACTACCCCTTTGTGGGAGGTTGCTTGGGAGCGTCTGCGGCCGCGACTAGACCGGTGCTGACAACGACGGTCTGGATAGTCGTGAGTACCGGCACCCAAGACGGCTTGGCAGCCTTGGCAAGTTCGAGAATCGCCAACAGAGATCCTGCTGCAGTCGTCTTCCAGTTAATCTGTTTCCAGTTCATGTTTCCTGCTCCTTCCTACTGAATGAGGCACTTGCCGGTGAACGCCGCCGAGAACGAGATCGTCACGTCCAACGTGGCCGATGAGATCTCAGCAGTGTCCTCAAATACTCGAATCAATTTCCCGGCGGTGGTACTGTCCCAGCAAGTGATTGTGAAAGCTGGGCCCGCCAAGCCGTGTTCGGCGGCGGTGATCGTCTTTGTGACATTCCCGGCAAAATCCACGAGGTGGGCGAGTTTGGGCAGGCGGGCGCTGGACAGAATGCCCGATGCGATGGCGGAGGCATCGTGCGAGTGTGCCGATGCGGCCTTCCCCGCCAGCGCGCTTTGGAGATCAGCCTGCGCCGCAATTGACCCGGAAATGCTACCCCATGCCTGAATCGGGGCTGCCCAAGAGCCATCGTCCCTCAAGAACATCGAACCGTTGGGAGTCCCAGCAATTCCCGTCACCTTGGAGAATGCGATGGAGTTCAGCCAGGCTGGATTCACATAAGCCCCATCCAGCCGAACGTACGAAGAATCGTGGTTGTGGCTGGTTCCCGCCTTGGCGCTCAGGGCGCTCTGAAGATCCACCTGGTCTGCCAGGGTTCCTGTGATCGCACCCCAGGCCGCGGCCTGCCCGCCTGGCGCGGCCGCCCATGCCCCGTCGTCCCTAAGGAACTTCGAGCCATCAGGGGTCCCCGAGATCCCTGTCACCTTCGAAAACGCGACGGAGTTCAGCCAGGCCGGGTTCACATACGCTCCGTCCAGCCGAACATACGAGGAATCGTGGTTGTGGCTGGTACCCGCTTTGGCGCTCAAGGCGCTCTGAAGATCCACCTGGTCTGCCAGTGTTCCTGTGATCGCACCCCAGGCTGCGGCCTGCCCGCCTGGCGCGGCCGCCCATGCCCCGTCGTCCCTTAGGAACTTGGAGCCGTCAGGGGTCCCTGAGATCCCTATCACCTTCGAGAACGCGATGGAGTTCAGCCAGGCTGGGTTCACATACGCTCCGTCCAGCCGAACATACGAGGAATCGTGGTTGTGGCCAGTTGAGGACTTGGCATCTAGCGCGGCGGTCAATCCGGCGATATCCGCCACATCCAGCGCCACCGCGCCGGCCTTGCCTGACACGCTCAACACTTGGGATCCGAAGGGCAACGATGGCGCCCATCGGTAGCTGGTCTGCAAAAGATCACCAGGCTGAGGCACTGAGACCTCGAAGAAGCTGATGGTGTTCCCGGAGACGGTGTAGTCACCTCCCTCGCCACGTTTCTGCAGGATGCCGTTGCGCCACACGTGCAGGCTCGCGGCCGGAAACGGTGGCTGAACCAGCGTAAATTCCAGGTTGGCTCCATCAACGGCTCCCGTCGGCACTTCCTGGTCCGCGTAGGCGCCGTTGATGGTGCGTGGGATAGCTCGGGCGTTCTGAGCGTCGTACACATAGACCTGGCCGTCGGTCGGCGCGAGATCGTCGTACAGCACCCCCCTCACCCGCTGCACGCTCGCGCTGGCGGCAGACCCAGCGAGGTCTCCTCCCACTCCGATAGCGGCGCCATCGACTGCTGCTGGGGTAGCTGGCGCCCACACACCGCCCGAACCCATCGTCAGCACCTGGCCCACCTGGGCGCCCGAACGGGCGATCTGCGCCGGCGAAATGTAGGATACAGGCATCTGCACCGTAGCCCTCGGGACTTGCGCCAGAGTCAATGGACTCGCCGAAGCCGGCACGATCCATCGCTCCACCCATTCCGTGCCTCTGTCCGGGATGAACCGGACTCCATACACACCTTGCGGCTCGCATGCGGCGCTGGGTGCGAGCACGACGGAGAACTGACCCGACGCCACCTTCACTTCCAGTGGCCATTGGGCGTACGTGACGCCTCCACACACCATGCTCGGACCCGAAATGACGAGCCGTCCGGAGAACAGGCCTCCCCCGGCTCCCACGCGGATGGTATCAGCCACCGTAGTCTGCCCACGTCCATCCTCGGCCAGAATGAGCGCCGTCAGGCAGACCTTCAGAAGCCGAACTCCGTACGATGTCGCCATGTTCAGCCTCTCTCTCGGACCGCGATTCGACTGCCAGAGGTGTTCCACATCGCCTACTCCCCTGTGTCTCCCTCCACCGCAGAGACTTCAGTCTCAACCGGAGGAACTGGCAATTCTGCTTGAGGTGGCTTAGTGATCGGCGTCGAGACAAAGCCGCTGTCGTCTGGCGCCAGCATTACCTCATCCGGCAGCCCTCGAATCTCCGCGATCGTGCTTAGGAGGCGAATGACCTCTGCCTTCCGGCGGGAGAGGGCTTCCGACTCGCCCTTCGTGAAGCGATACAAGATGTCCATGACATTCCTACTGACCTTGCGCCACCAATTGAGCGGCGGCTAATCTGGCCGCCTGCAAGGCGGCGATCTGATCCTGGATGGTCGAAACCGCGAGCGGAGGACACAGTTCCAGGACCGGCCCTAGCAGTTTCGACCAGTGGTATACCACCCAGTCATCGACCGAGGCCCACCTGGGCACAGAGGTTGTCACCTCGGAAACAGGGTTGAAGTACGGCACCTGGTTCTGCGGGTGCCCCAAATATGCCGTGAGAGCCGTCTCCTGGTCCTCACTCAGGGTCAAGACGGTTCCAGAGTTGAGGGTAATCGAAATAGCCATTTCGCTTCCTTTTTATGCTTGAAGTAGGTAGATCATCTTCAGGTCTTGGATCAGCGCGATCACGCGCAGGGCCAAGTCGTAGACTGTCACCGCGCTGGGATTTATCGCCGTCTTCACCCCGCTGTACGGTTGGGTTTCCCACCCAGTGGCACGTAGTTGCCCTGACAGAAGCTCATTCCCAGCGCTGTCGCGGATCCCGAAGCACTCGATCTTCCCGATATGACCGTAGAACTTGATTGTCTGGCTGCCGGTGGCGTTTCTGATCGCGCCAGACCCGCCACCGGCCGCGCTGGCGGAAAACTCAAACCCCACGGTGCCATTGCCGTTGAACGCCGCGACTCCACCGGCAGTCACAATGGTCTTCATGAGACCACCGCCGGATTGCTGCACGCGCAACCCGGCGTATGCCCCGTAGTTGTAGTCATAGGCGGCGTCCAGCACTGTGATCACCGCACCGTTGTCCACGGTGACCGATCGCCCGACGAATGAGCCCACGTTCACCTTGACCGCATCCAGGGATTCGACTGCGGCGTTCCTGATCACGGCGTTGGCAAAGAGGGCCTGGCGCGCGAGAACACCATCCCCTAAGTAGGTGTGGTTGTTGATCCCACCATAGGCGAACTTCGAGCCAGACAGTGAGCCTTCACCAAGCTTCTGAAACGTCGTAGCCAGATTGGCCAGCTTGTCCGTGGAGACACCCAGGTCCTTGAGCCGGAGAGCCAGCGTCGTGGCGTCGCGTTCGATCGCCACATTGTCGACGATTTCGCCGGAAATCAAAGCGCATGTATCCACCAGGAGGTATCCAGATGTGGCGCCAGCCGTATAGATCTTGAACCGCGCTTTGACAGATCCGGCCGGTGCGACTTTGAAGTTCACTGGGGCGGTCCATGATGCGCCCGGCTGGATGGGTGTATCAACTAAGCCGGTCGCGATCGGCTGGCCAGCCGAATCGGTGAATGCAACACCGCAGTATGCGGTCACTCCCGTCTGGTTGATCACGGTGCACAATTGGCGCATCGGCGTCCCGGCCGGACAGGTGACCTCCTGGATAAGCTGGCGGTTGACCCCAGGGGTGACATTGATCCGGCAGCAGTTTCCAGGATTGCCGCTTGTGGAAAGAACAAAGTTCGCATCCAGCGGCAGCAACGCCCATGTCGAATCCGAGGTGTACCAGCCATTCAGCCCATCACTGAAGTCCGGATTGACAAGACTGCCAGTAACGGTGACTGCCGGTTTTCCGTCTGGTCCAACGGTTATCCCGCGCCCAGTAGATCCTGGCTTAGTGGCCGCGAGATCAAGACCGACCCCCTGGGGCGTGATTCCGGGATCATAGATGTAGACCGCCGCCCCGGTGCTATCGTTGCCCGTGGTGAAGTTGCCCCTGTGATCCATCGGCACCATGCGCAGGACGCGCCGCTCCTGGCGAGATGGCCGTTCCCACGGACCGATGTAATAGGTCCCAGACTCCACCTCGATCATAATGTCCTCCCAAGGGAGGCCGGCATCCGTGCCGTTGAGGTTCACCCACTTCGATTGAATGTGGGTGTCATGGTAGTTTGGATCGCCCACCGGCTTTGTGAAGGTGATCTTCGTCCGAGCTGCCAGGCGGCCGTTGATCATGAAGTCCAGTCCCGTTGCCGGGTCAATGAGTTCCGTAGTGATGGACCGCCCGGTCGGGTGCTTCGCGGAGTCCCAGGCTGGTAGGTCCACGTACTTGACGACATGCGCCACTGTCGGCTCTGGCCAGACGCCATTAGCTCTACTGGATGGCACGAACATGACCCACACGCGCGCGGCCGTCTGGGGCCACGGGTACCATTCCATCCACGGGCTATCCTCAGCCTGGATCCACTCTTTGAAGACACTCAACGCTGGCTGTGTTCCACCGGCGGCCGTCTGCGCAGTATAGATGCGCATGATGTCCGCACCCGCCGGCAGGACGAACGCCATGGAGAGCTGCACGCCCATGGCGATTTCCACCCCGTTGCGGTATTGGATCGGTGTCACCGACGCCGCGCCGGGCAACATGTCGGCGATGGGCGGATCGATCGGACGGTCGGCCAGACCGCGGCAGCCGTAGGAGTAATACGTTCCTCCGGTGGCCAGGGTCACGGCCGCCTGCCAGAAGGTGAACCATACGCCGTTCATATAGGCCGTGGAACTGGTCAACACGACACAGCTCCCCACGCCACCGTCGTCCAGGTGCACTCCGGAGATCCTCACTTCCGGACACGAATAGAACCACAGCAGGCCCGTGCCAGCGCTGGCCGACCGCTTGAGCGTCCCAGCGCCGCTGATGGAAACGCGGGCCCGGCCTGAGATCGTGATGCTGTCCGTTAGGAACGTCTTCCCAGCCGGAACTTCCCACGCGTCATTGCTCGCCGCGCAGGCGGCGACGGCCGCGGTATCATTCGCCACGCCATCCCCAACGGCGCCGTAGTCCATGGGACTCTTCAAGAGGCCATCAGGCTGGGCTGCGTCCTGCGGCGCCGGCGCGGCCGCCGGCACTCCCTGCACCACAGCCAGATCCCGGAAGAAGCTCACGGCATCGGCGGTGATGGGGCCGGTGACGCACTCCAGCGAGAACGCCAACTGGTCGAACCCCGGAACGTCCGCGACACGAATTTGGCGGATCAGGTAGGTCAGAGGATAGACCCACCCGCCCGCCGAGTAGCTGCCAGAGGCGCTGGACCCCACCAGCGACATGGTGTCGGCCGTGACATTGTTCACCACCCAGGTCCCGGACAAATTCTGTACACCCGTCAGGTGTACCTTTTCTCCGTTCTTGCGGCCGTGGCTCGGCGCCGTGATCACGCTTGGTGACCCATACGCCACAGCAGTGACCCCTCGGCCGCCGGTGTGGTATCCGCCAACGTCGATGTGGATGCGCTGTCCGACGCGGGCCGCCGGCGCCAGGGACTCAATCAACCCGGTGGTCTGGACTGTGGCCACACAGCTCAGCTCGTCGAGGTTGTCCAGGATGGCGGCCGCGAATTGCTGCGCATCCTGACGGGTCATTTCCGTTGAGCTGTCCTGCACCACCTCGTACAAGCCGCTGCCGCCCTCAATGGATGAGCGCAGGTCCACCTCGGCATCGTTCTGCACGGCGATGATCTCACTGCTCAGGCCAACGTACGAGATCTCCAGCACCGCCCCGGCGGCAAGCGCAGGCATGCCGGCATCTTGCTGAAGTTCCGGACTCCCCGTGTTCCACCCCCACTCGACCGCGCCGGCGCCGAACACTCCCACCGGGCGCTCAACCCCGTTGACGCGCACAGTCGGCTGCGCATGGATCGGGTAGGTCACTGCGAAACGCTTCCGGGTCCCATCCGGCTTCATCGACTCCAGCACGTCCTCGCCGGCGCCGGTACGGCCGGAGGCATCGAAGCGTGCAGTCTGCGGGTCTCGGACATATTCCCCGATCCGGCTCAGCACGCGATTGGCGTATTGCTCCCGGGTGTTGCGCACGGTCAGCGCGGTGAAGTTCTTGCTCGTAGGCGTCAGCTCAAATGGGCAGGCGTAGGACTCGGGCGAGAAGAACCGCAGTTGCCTGCCGTAGTCCACGGTCCAGAACATCTTGGCCAACTTGGCAACCTGCTGGACGGCCTCGGCCACCGTGGGGTAGTCGATTTCGAGCCGCTCAATAATCGGCCCGTCCTGGATGAAGTCAATGTTGATCGCCTCCGCCTGCAGGCTGTGGGTCGCGATGTCCATCACGATCAGCCCGGCCTTCCGTTGTTGCCAGGAGTAGGCTCCAGCCAGACGGCGGTCCAGAACCCGGTGATAGTCGACGCAGCTCACACGGAAGACTCGCGCCTGGATGCCGGTGTAGCGCACGATCTCCACGGACTCCACCGAACCGCCGAAGATGCGGTAGATTCCGTCCATGATGATCACTTCGTGGCCGGGCGCCGGCACAGCCAGCGTTCCCTCGGGGTCATCGATAGAGAACTCGCAGGTGGAGCGGCCGCCGAGAGTTTCGGTGATGGAGAGAGTGCCGGGCTTCCAGGAGTAGCCTTGGCCGCCAACGGTGAGTACAAATGCCATAAATGGAGTGGCCCGCCACGATGGGCGGGCCGGTCAGAATCTTGTTGTGGGTGAGGTGCTATCGCTTCATGAACAGGTCGGACAACTGCCTCTCGGCGGGCCGAAGGCCTCAGGACCTACTTCCCCGGCAACAGCCCCTTGGCCTCCACCTGGTTCCGGATCAGATCCAAGATCCGCGCTTCCAGTTGGCCAGTGGTGCGGAAGCGCTCCCGGCCCTCGGCCCAGAGCGTCTCTTTCCAACCGGTGAAGTCCATGGTCAGCCGCACCGTGCAGGTCCCGCGCTTCAGCCAGTGCGGCTTCACATCGTAGAACGCCAGCTCGGTGACGAACGGCCGGAGGCGGGTGGTCGACGGCAGCAGTCCACCGGACGTATCCGCGGGCCGCTTCACCTGCCCCCACACCTGGCGCCAGTCGCGGGTGTTGTATACGTGGGCGAAGACCGTGGTGGCGCTGATGCCTCCGTTGGGCTGAATCTCGAACCCCAAGGCTTCCATCACTTCGTTGGCTGGACGATCCACTTCGAAGCAAGGGATGGGGAAGTCCAGACTCGGGATCTCGCGGCCCTGCAGGCTGACGGCCAGCAGTGAGAGACAAACCAAGGTGAACTTCATCATCGACCTCCACACTGTATTACGCCCCCAGCGCTGCTCCGGTTACGCTCCGCGCTGCTTCAACCGGCGCACCAGTTCATCCAGGAACGCGTCCAGGTCGCGGAACCCGATGAAGTTTGAGCCGGCCATGTTGATGATGGTATCGCCACCACCGGCTACGGCCAGGCCGTTCTCGAAGAGCGAATTCCAGGCAAACATGATGTCCCGGACCTCCACGATCCGCTCTTGTACACCGCTGAACCCCGGAATGCCCTCGTTGATCTTCAGCAGGGTGTGCTCCGCGTGCAAGCTGGTCTTGCGAGTGTTCCACTCGATGGCGTTGAGGGTGCCTTCCTGCCGGGCCGCCTGGAAGTTACCGATGATCCCTGACACGGCGCTGATGGCTCCGGTGACGACACCCGCCAGTGAGGTGAAAGACGATCCGATCGCCTTGCTGACGGCTCCGGAGGTCTGATTGGCGATGTTCGCGGCATTGGTGGCGGCATCAGTCACGGCCGTGCCGGTTTCGACGGCTGTGCTGGCTGCTTTCCCGCCCAGCCCCAACAAGCCGCTGATCTTGGCCAGGCCTGGAATGTCGGACACGATGCCGCCCAGTTCCTTGCCGATCGCCCCCAGCGTCTTCTCCAGAGCCAGGCGGGACAATCCCTTGCCGATCTCCTCAAAGGCACCGACCATGACGTCCTTGAACTTGCCACCCTTGAAGGCCAAGTCCACGATGTTCTTGCTGACGTCCTGGAAGACGGCTTTGAGCCGCTGCTGGATCTCCTGCCACACGGTGACCGTCGTCTTGGTGACGGTCTTGTTTTCTGCCTCCAGTTGGCGGAGCGCTACGGACTCTTCCTTGGTCAGGGCCACACCTTGCCGGCGCTTTTCGTTCAGGTAGTCCAACTCGGCCTTGCGGACTTCGTACTTCGGCGCTCCGGACGCCTTGACGGTGCCGACGTCGGCCGCCATCTGCCCAAGATCCTTCGGGTCGGAGAGCCCCAGGCGCTTCCTGGCGTCGGCCAACTTCTTGAACTCCTCAACCTGGCCCCCGAGGCTGGCGATGATCTGACGGATACCCGCATCGGCGCGCTGGGCTGCCTGTGTGTTCGCGATCTCATCCCAGAGGTTGGTCCAGTGCTTGGAGACGATCTGGGCAACAGAACTGGTCTGTTCCAGTTGGTCACCAACCTTGGCCAGGGCGAACGGGAAGCGTTCGACGTCGAATCCCTTGCCGGAAAGAACGTCGGCGACACGCTGGAGCTGCTCGGCAGCCTCCTTCTGCATGGCCGAAGCTGTGCGGCTGCTCATGTCGAGGGCTTGGAACATAGTCTGGGGGCCCTGCATGGCGCCATTCAGATCCACGATTGCCCTGGCCTGTTTGGCAGTGGCGGCGGCCGAGCCATTGAGCGAGCCCGCGACGCGGTTGAACTCATCCGCCATGCGGCCGGCATCGCCGATCGTCGGCCGCATGGAGAGAGCCAGATTCTCTGCCGCGGCGCGCATCAAACCAGTGTTCTTCTCCACGCCCTTGGTGGCGAACTCGATATCCCGGTTGTAGAGGTAGTATCCAGCACCGACCGTCCCCAGCAGGCCGAGTATTATTCCAGCCACAACAGTGACACCGCCAGCGGCTGCCACAGCTCCCGCGACGGCAGCTCCTCCACCTGCCGCCACACTCTTCAGGACCGGCAGTGCGGCGATGATGCTGGAAACCCCGAGCCCCATTTGACCGATCGTGGTCAGCGCCGGCGGAATCGAAGTTGCTAGCCCGATCAACACACCGGTCGCACCCTGAATCGCTGGTGGAAGGTCCCGGAATTCCTTCGCTAGCTCCCCAGTCTTCGTGATCGCGGGCTCCAAGAACTTCAGGAGTTCCTCCGTCGCAGGACGTAAGGACTTGCCGATCTCAGACAGGCTCTTCTGGATAGCATCCTGGACGTTCTCGAAGGAGTTTCTCACTCCGCCAGTCACCGGCTTCAACTTTTCAAACTCGGCGGTTACCCGCTCCACGAATTGCGTCGCCGAGATGCCCATCTTCTGCAGCTCCTCCGTGTCGGCCGTGCCGAAGGCCCCTTTCATTGCCTGCCTGATCTGCGGTACCCGCTCGGCGAGCTGGTTGATCTCCTCAGCGGATATCTTGCCCTTGCTCTCGATCTGACCTAATGCCAGGATCACGCCGTCCAGATCGGCCTTCCCCTTTCCGACCGTCGCCAGGGCGTTTCCGAAGGCCCCCAGCGCTCGCTCGGCCAGCTCGGCGGAAAGGCCGGCCGCCTCCAGGTTGATCGCGCCCTGGACAGCCTCTTCAAAGCCGAGGCCCGGCAGCTTCGCCACGTCCCCCAGCCGCTCGAACTGGCTCTGGGCCGCGCTGGCGGAGCCGGTGACTGCCTCCAGACCCCGCATCAAGCCGTCCATGTCTGCATCGGCCTTGATTGCGGCCGCCCCCAGGCCCGCCAGCGGCAGAGACAGGCCGACGGTCAGCCCGCCACCCAAGCTGCTCATCTGCTCGGAGAATGACCGGAATCCACGCATGGCGCTGTTGGCGGAGTTGACCATCTTCTCCAGGTCCGCCGACACTCCTCGCACACCAGTGGAGAATCCCGATGTTTCGGCCCCGATCTTGACGATCAGCTCGGATAGTCTACCTGCCATAGATCACTGCCCTTTCAGAGCCCGGAAGCGGGCAATGACGTCCGCACCAGTTTGCCGTTTCCGCGGGCGGCGCCATTCCGCCGGCATGAACGATTCAACGTCCTTCTCTGGATGGTGTCCACGGTGGGCGTTGTAGTAGAGCCAGGGCATCAGTGCGTTTCGGAGATCGGCCATCCTGGCTGCTGCGTTCATCCGGTCCACCAGTGCCCAGAATTTCCTGGGCGTCAGTCGCCAGAAGGCGTGCTCGGAGAGTCCGAGGTCGAAGACGGCGACGGACCAGAGGTCGAGCCAGTATCGCTCAGAGGACTGCTCGGCGGTAAAGGGATCGCGTCGGGCTGTTCCTCCGCGGCCTGGTCATCATCCTTCGTGCGCTTCGGCAGAGCCGCTTTGAAGGCGTCGGTCACTGTCGTTTCGATGTACTCCGCGTTGTCGAAGGTGATGAACGCTCTGGCTGTTTCCAGGGTAAGATTCGGCAGCACATGCAGCAATCCGGCGAACAACAGGACGCCGGCGATGTGGGCCGACGTGCCGCTATTCCACATCGGAAGCGATGCCACTCCGATCAGCGGGATGCCGGTCCTGGCTTCCGCCTCGGCAATGTCGCGGTGCTGGTAGCGCAGGGGGAATTCCTTCGCGCCGATCTGCACCTTGAAGGTGGGGGAAATGACTTCGGGAGGCATTACGGCGTCACCGTCACGTTTCCGCTCACCTTGACGGTCACTTCCACCGTCCCGGCCGCGCCCTTGTTGAATGAGAACTTCCAGCCCGTGACTTGGCCGGTGAAGGCGACTTCCGCCGCGCCTGCGTCCGAGCAGGTGAGTTTGAATTCGTCCACCGAATTAGGCGTCTGGTAGCTGGTCAGCAGTTTCTGGTGGGTGGTATCCGCCGGGTCCCAGAACAACGTGAAGCTGACGTCGCCGTAGTCCGGCAGTCCCGCCACAAACTTCGCCGCTGTGTCATTCAGGGCGGTCACTTCGATCTGTTGCTTTGTCCCGGTCGGTCCGCTGATTCCCTCCGCTCCGGGAATCGGCACGAAGGCCGCGGCGATCTTCACCGCAAGCTGGCTGCCTTGGGCAGCGAAAGCGCTATAGGGCATGGCCCCTCCTATCTGTACTTGAGTTCAAACTGCAGAATCAGGGCATAGAAGCCTAATTCCGGCTCATCGCTGTCGGCCGCGTCCTGCAGGGAGCACGCCTCGACATACACACCCTCAGGGCCTCCCATGCGCCCCTTGAAGTAGTTCAGCCCTTCGATCACCGCCTCTGCGAGCTGATGGCCGGCGTCGTAGTCGGCCGCCACCACCGCGATCTCCCAGGTGCTGGTGGCCATCGTCATCGGGCCGCTGAGAAGCTGATCGTCTCGCCGGCCGCTGAGCCGGTACACCAGCGTGGGCAGGAGTTCCTCATTCGTGGTGAGCTGCGGGGCGTGAATGGGATAGACGCGCTCCCCCGCCAATGCCACCACACCAGGCAGAGCCGCCAAGTGGTGGTACAGGCTGGCTGCGCACGTCACTGCTTCACCGCCGATTTCTCAATGATCTTCTGGACAGCCAGAGCCGCCGCGTCCAGGGCTGACTGGCCAGCCATTTGAACGGCCCGGCTGAAGAACGGATTCGCGGGGGCGCCCTTGACCTCCCGAGCGAACAACCAGCGCCGCCCACCTTTGGCTGGGAACGGCATCCTTCTGCCGCTCTTGGCCACCCTGGTCCGAGTTCCGAACTCAACAAGGTGGCCATGCGGAGCACGCTCGCGGCCGCGAAGAATGTTGACCTGCGCCTTGGCCGCCGGGCCGCCGGCGATTTTGGATCCAATGCTACGCAGCTTGTAGGCGATGATGGCTCTCCGGAGGGCCCCCTGCGCCATCCGCTTCTGACTCTCCGCTTCCCCGGTCTTTTTGTTCCAGGTCCACCGGGAAATCACCGGCCACGTGGAAACCGGCGCCTGCCGGCGGGCCGCATCACGCAACTTCCGCGCCGCGGCGAGGTACACCTGGGCGACTTCCTCGCTGAATAGGCTCTGCGTCATGGCCTCAAGCTGGGCCCGGAGACGCGCCAATCCCTCGATGTTTTCCGACTTCACGATCCTTGCCTCAGACCTTCCTTGCAGACCAGGCGGATCTCCGTGTGCCGCTCTTCCACATCAATCACGCTGAGGATGTCGAACACGCGGTCGCCGAATCTCACCCGCATCGTCGGCTGCAGCTCCAGCGGGCCCCGCAACTTGATTAGGTGGGTCAGCTCGGAATGCATCTGCTTCGCCGCCCAGAATTCCCGGCCAGCCTGCGGCGCGATCGCCGCCCACCTAGTGCACAATGGCTGCCATTTGGGGACCGGAGCGCCAGATCCCGAGCGCTGCAGTGGCTGGTTCGCCTCGATGACAACGCGGTGGCGAAGCTCGCTGGATTGGATCGGCATCAGAAGATGATCAGGCGGTTCAGCTCGAAGCAGGCCTGCGCGGCAAATGGAAGCGGGTGCGCGATGTTCCCGACGCTGAAACCGGATCGGTTGTCGTACCAACCAGAGATCAACATCTTCATGCCGGCCTTCAATGCGTCAGTGACCTCTTCGCGCGTATAGCCACAGGTGCAGCGGATCCGGATTGGTGCCGAAGGCCAGAGGTCGGTGGCCGGCCAAGTCTTGCCAGGCCAGCAGACGACTGCGCCTGGCTCGGAATCTGTGCCAGCGAAGTAATCCACGCCGGCGACCAGATCCGCGGTGGAGCCGTCCATTGCCTTGTAGCTGACGCTCTCCACAGATACCAGTGGCGATGGCAGGCGGATTTCGTAGGCCGGCCATGCGTCGAGAAAGACATCCCACTGCTGGCGCGCCAGCTCACGACCGTGATGCAGCTCCGCCTGCTCGCGTGCGGCGCGGATCATGGTTTGGAGCTCCTGATCATCCTCCTCATGGTCGACGCGCAGGAAGGTCTTCACCTCCGCCAGCGTCAACGGCTCTTCGGTGGCAAGTGTGACCAGGCGGCGGTTCATCGCTTTTTTCCAGGTTTGGCTGGAGCTGGCGCCTGTTCCGGTTTCGGTTGAGGCTCCACGCCGGCGGCGAGTCCGCTGCCGATCCACGTGGCGGCCTGTTCGGCGGGCATCTGCACCACCTGGCCGGGCACATAGGACCAGTCCGCCGAGGCGATGCTCACTAGGATCTTCACTTCTCGCATAAGACCTCACAAATCGGGGCGGGCCGAAGCCCGCCCCAGGCTGGTTACGAAAGGGACAAGTTAGGCAGCCGGATTCGCGTAGTGGACGATGGGGTGGGTCCCTGCGTCCACGCCGCGGCCATCGCCGCGCCAGAAGGCCAGGAAGCCCACCTGTCCGCTCTCGATGTACTTGTCGGAGATGCGGTAGAGAGCGATGTCCTTCACCACGCGGATGACGTAGTTCGAGAGATCGCCGAAGAGAATGCTCTTCGCGCTGGCGGCCATGGCAGCCATGTCCTGATTGACGGTGTAGCCGTAGCCCAAGATGGTGTCCGGCTCGCGGACCTGCAGACCCGCCATCCACAGTGGGCGCCCCTGGCTGTCCTTCAGCTTCTTGATGGCCTTCAGGGTGGAGTCATGGAACATGAACCGCGCCTTGCCGCTGTAGCGGTAGGTCGGTTCCAATGCGTGTTCCAGGTCGACCAGGTCGTCGTAGGTGACGGAGGTGACTTGGCCGGCGGCGCCGGTCTTTCCCAAGTAAGAGAAAGGCACGATGCCCTGGGGCTTACTGTTGTTGTCGCCGGTGGTGAAGTGGGCGTTGGTGATGCGGCCCAGGCGTTCGCCCAGCTTCTTGGCAATGTAGGCCTCGATGTCGAAAGCCGCGTCCTGGAGCAACTCGAAGGGCACCAGAACGGTCTTCGAGCTGTACTTGTAGGCCTTCAAAATCACCTGGCCGAAGGCGATGTCCTGGGCATTGACGGCCGTGTTCTCTCCCACCAGTTCGCCGGTGTTGGCCGTATCGTTGGCCGAGGGCATGGGCAGATCCGCACCAGTGGAAGTGGGCAACACCGTCGCGCCGGCGCCCTGCACGGAGCTGATGAGCTTCATGGCGTCGAACAGCCCGTTGTAGAACGACTGAGCCACCGTATAGCCGCCCGACGCGCCGGTGACTGCGGACTGGGCGCGGAACTGGCTAAGCATCTCGCGCTGTTCCGGCAGCAGGCCGTCGAAACCGCCGCGCACCCAGCCGGTCATGGCGGCGCGGTATTCCTCGCTACCCGTGATACCGACGTCGGCGTCATTCCTTGCGTCGTACCGTTCCATCCGGCGGATGCTGGGCTGATCCAGATCCGCCAGGGCCGCATCGAGCCTCTCCTCCGCCTCGATGGTACGCAGCATGGCGTCCGCATCGGCCATCATCCTCTCGAACTTTTCGTTCTGCTCAGCGGACATGGCTCCGCCGGCCGGGACCTCGTTCATGATCGAACGCGCCTGCTCAATGATGGCGGCGCGCTGGCGTCTCAGTTCTTTGGTACGCATTTTGCTCCTTACTGGTTTTCCCGCTCGGCCAAATCCAGGCGCCTGCGCGCCCATTCCAGGGACCGCGCCGCGGCCGGGGGCGGGGCCTGCAGGGATTCGCCGCCCACCCGAAACTCAACTTCACAAGGGCCGTTGCCTTCTGCCCGGACGCCGGCGCCGGCATCGGCGCCGACGCTCACCAGGCTGATCTCTTCCGGCTCCCAATCCACTGCCAAGAACGTGGGTACAGCCGCCCCAGGCTTGCTCGTCTCCTGGAACCGGTGGACCTTATAGCCGACGCTGACGTTGCGGATGATGCCGTCTCGCACGTCGTTCCAGACGGCGTCGACGTCCGCGCGGGAAGAGAAGCGCACTACGGCATGCCCTTCCCCTCCGTCCAGCCATGCCCGTTCAACCACGCCGAGGACCGCCTCCAGTCGCCACTGGCTATGGGAGTTCAGCAGTGGCGCACCTCCGTTCAAGCGCCCCAGACGGACATGGGACTGGTCCATGCTCAGCTCTTCGATGAACGTGCGACCCGTTACCCAGTCCTGACGCTTCACCGCCGCGCCAGTGCTCCAGATGAGCTCCACCGTGCGCCGTTCCGTGTCGATTGACGCCGGCGCGATCGCCGCCGCCCTCGTTTGAATTCCCAAGTCGATCGACTTCTTCACACACCCTCCTGCCCGCCAACTAGCGGGACCATCTGCATCTGCATGCGGTACACGTCGCCGCCGGGGATCGGCGGCAGCTCTTCCCAAGCCCGCACTTCGTTCTGGCAAAGCCAGCCGTCCTTGATGCCGATGCCGTAACTTTCGAAACGCGTCTTCATGTCGCCGCGGAGCAGCTCCAGCACCTGGAACTTGGCGAAGTACCCGCCACCAAGCAGCTTCTTCGTGATTTCCTGCTCAAAGCGCTTGATCCACGGCAGCATTGTGTAGCTCAGGAACATGAGGGACTGATGCTCGATGTTGGAGAACGTCGCTCGCTCCAAGTCACCGATCATGTGCGGCGGGACGCGGTAGATGGAGGCAATCTCTGTTCGCTGGAACTTGCGCGTCTCCAAGAACTGGGCATCGTCTGGCGGAATCGAGGTCGCGATGAACTTGGCCCCGTCATCCACCACCAAAGTCTTCTGGGCGTTCTCGGCCGAGCCGTAGGCCTTGTTGAAGTCGGCGGTGAACTGAGGCTTGTCCTTCAGCTTGCCGGGCACTTGGAGAATGCCGCCGATCTTGGCGCCATTGGCGAACAACTTCGCGCCGAACTTCGCCGCGGCCATGCCGGTGCCTATGGACTCGCGCGCCAGGCGGATCGGGCTCCAGCCGACCATGTCATCGCCGATGGTGCGGACATGGAGGATATCCTCCGCCAAGTACTTCCCCGTCATTTCCCCGTCCGGGTCCTGATAGTCGTACACGAGCCGGCGCTTCACGCGCCTCACTGTCATGTGAGCCGGGTTCAGCGGCCATAGGGCCTTGGGACGCCCTGCATTGTTCCACTCAATCCAGGCGTAGGAGTTGCCCCACCTGGCGCACTGGTTCATCTGCGTCTCGAAGAATGTTGCGGGCGTGTGTTCCGGATTCGGCTCATCATGCAGCAGGCGGTACGCATAGTGGCCCGACGCCTTCTCCCGGCTCTGGTCGACGGCCCTGTAGGTGATGCAAGGCATGGACCCGAGGGTCTCGCTCAGCACTCGCACGCACGCCAGGACGGACGAATAGTTGAGCGCAGTGTGCTCATTCACCGCAATGCCGGCATCGCTTCGCACACCGCCGGTCAGTATTTCCCTCAACCACGGCTCCGGATTCGCCAAGCCGGATGTGTCGCGCCGCGCTGGCACTGGCGGGACGTTCTCCGCGCCCATCAATGAGACCAGGGTTTCAAGCATCAAAGCACCATCACCGTGGGCTGGGAATAGCCGGAGTCTCCGCCGTGGACAATCAGCCTCGCCAAGCCATTCAGAACAGCCACGATGCCGTCTATCCTCTTTTTCGAGTAGTGCCTGCTGGGCTTCACCGGCTTCATCAGGCCATTACCGTCTTCCTTGACGGCGACACAATCAGCCATCCAACGGAGAACGGGATGGCCACCGTGCCGCATGGAATGGTCCGTCCAGCGCTTCTCCAGCTCTCGGCAGGCCGCGTTGAGCCCCATCGTCGTCTGCCTGATTGGCACCATGGCGACGCCCTCCGCATTCAGTTCCGTAGCCGTCTGGTTGGCGTTATACACGTCGTAGCCGACTTCCTGGAGCGCGAACTCCTCGGAGTATTCGAGAATCCGCCGCTTGACTGCCGTATAGTCCACTGTGTTCCCGTCCGTGACATCGATGAGCCCCTGCTGCACCCAGCGGTCGTAGGGGACGCCGTCTTTCTTCGTGCGCTCTTCCACCGCCCGACGCGGCATCCAGAAGTGGACCAGGACGTCGATCGAGCCGTCATCCTGCGGAAAGATCAGCGCGAACGCCGTCAGATCGATCGACGTGGAGAGATCCAGGCCGCCGTAGCAGACCCGGCCGCGCAACGCGTTCCGGTCCACCTTCCCGCCGCAGCGGTCCCACTCGTCGATCGGTATCCACCGCGTCTCCTGTTGCACCCAGCGGTTCAGCCGGAAGCGGAGGAACTTGTTCAGCTCCGCCGGGTTCTGCTTCGCCAGGCGCGCCGCCTCGGCTACCCGCGACTCGGGGAGGAAGTCCCCCATCGCCGGGTTTGCCTTGGCCCAGACGGCCGGGTCCTCCCAGTCATCTCCGTCTTCCGCAGCGAAGATCACCGGGTAGTAGCTGGGGTTATCGAAGATTCCCCCGATGAGTTGCCGGGCATACTCATGCTGTTCCCAGCAGAGCGGGCTTTCGTCCATCACCCCGGCCGTCGTCGTGGCGACCGTGATGGGTTGGGCCCGTGTGTCCCCGCCAAGGGTGAGAATGTCCCACAGGTCAGAAGTCTTCTGCCGGTGCAGTTCGTCGAAGATCACCCCAGAAGGGTTGATCCCGTCCTGGTTTCCAGCGTCAGCCGAGATCGCCCGGTAGAACGAATCGGACGGCCCAAAGACGATGGTCTTCGTGGAGTTCAGCACCTCGCAACGCCGGCGGAGTTGCGGGCACTGCTGCACCATGCGCCGCGCCGTGCGGTAGATGATGCCGGCCTGCTCGCGGCAATTCGCGGCGCCGTACACCTCCCCACCCACTTCCCCGTCGGCCGTCAGAAGGTACAACGCCAGGCCCGCCGCCAGTTCCGATTTCCCGTTCTTCTTCGGGATTTCGATGTAGACGGTAGAATACTGCCGCGTGCCGTCTGCATTGACGGTCCCGAAGACGTCCCGTACAATCTTCCTCTGCCAGGGCGGCAGAATAAACGGCTGTCCAGCGTGCCGGCCGATGCCATGTTTGAGGTACCGTTCGAAGAACGCCACCGCGCGCTGCGCCTTGGCCTCATCGAACGGCAAACATCCCATCCGGATCGTCGTTGGTCTCTGCCGGCGGCGCGGCGCCGTACACCGCCACACGCACTTCCCCGTCGGCCGTCAGAGTGATTACCCCGAGGCAAGCCGGTATTCCCGATGCCTCGTACCTCCTCGGGATATCAGTGCGGATCGTCAAAGGCCTGAGGAGGAGAGGCACCCCATCGCGCCTTTCAAGACCAATTTCCAGGTACGTTCCGTAGAACTCCTCCACGCGCTGCGCCTTGGCATTACCGAACGGCAAACATACCCTCCGGATCGTCGTTGGTCTCTGCCGGCGGCGCGGAGATGCGGCTCCTGGCCGCGGGGGTACACCCAAACTGGTCTGCCCACTTTTGCAGTGCCACCCTGTACTGCCTGGCGATTTGCACGGCAGGATTCTTGACCAGTCCCCGCTGTCCTGGCACCAGCACCCCGTGCTCCGCGATCTGCCGTTCGCACTCTTCGAGCCGCATCCGGCAAATGCAGAGGTCAGCAAGGCTCGCCTGGTCCAGTTCCGACAGATCACCCCTGTCTCGCAGGAGCTTGACCATGCGATTCCACTCCCCCCGTGCCTCCTCGGGCAGTGTGTCTGGCGCCTGGGGCTCGCCTGCCAGGTGGTTCGGCTCCGGCACCGCCCTGTGACCGGGATTACCGCGCAGTAACTTTTTCTCCGCCGACTTCGATCTCTTCATCGTCCCCTCAAAAATCACACTCAAACCGCGGGCGCGTGCGAACGAGGCCCAGCGCGGTCTAGGTTCGGGATCCCCAGGTCCTGACCTCCCCCCCCTGCCCGGGTCGGGTCAGTTCCTCCGGCGAGCCAGAGCCCCAGGCAGCGTCCGGGCGTACCCGAGGTAGTCGACGTCCACCCATTTGCTCGCCGCGTCATTGGTCATGGCCGCGGCCACGAGGGCATAGGCGTTTGAGCTGCCGTCCGGGATAGTCGCTGTGACATCACAGCCGCTCGGGCAGAAAGAACGCTTGGTCCCGCCATCCATCTGGACATAGACCTTTGCCCCATCTCCAGACCAACAGGCGCTGTGGAAGATCGTGTCCGCAGCCACTCCGGTGTCCCAATCTCCCTGCGTGCCAGCGTAGGCTCCTACCTGCGCATGCCAGTTCCCGGCAGTGGATGTGGCGTTGTAATAGAGCCACACCTTGTTCGTCGTGTCTGTTGGCAGGTAGCTCTCACCGGTAATAGCCACTCCGATGCGCGCCCGGATCTGGGTAGATTGACTCAGGGCGAACACCCCGCAGGCCTCCCAGTTGTTGGCGCGCGGATCGAGGCGGCCCTTGTCGTAGTTGTACGAGTCGCTGGAGACGATGATCCCAGTGGATGGAACGTTCCCAGTCGTCAGACGCATCACCCCAGGATTCGCGGATGTCCCGTTCGCTTGCGTGATGCTTGCGCCAGACGGTGATCCAATGTTGCGGGTGGACCAGTACACCTGGCTGTAGACGGCCCCGGAGGCGGACAGCAGCGTGAAGAACTCGTCTTTCACTTCCACCTGGCGCAGATCCAAAACATCGACCGCGGCCGTACCGGCACCAGTCTGAACTTGCGCCCAGGTATCCGGGGCGATGCAGAGGTGGAGTGCCTTCGAGGTCGTGTTGAAGTACGTCTCGCCAGCAGCACAGGCGGCCGGCGAAGTGAGACTTTGCTTGGCCGCCACGGTCTTCGTCGCACCCGAGAAGTCAACAATCCCGGCCGTCAGAGTGCCGAGTACGGCCAGCGACCCATTCACAGTCATGGCCCACAGCACTGTGGCCAAAGCGAAGAAGCTCACCAAGAGCCTTAGTCCTTTACGAATCATTGAAAACCGTCCCTTCAGGTCGCACGCCGCCCGAACCCGCCGTCTGAGATCACCGTCTTTTTCGCGTGGCAAGCCTTGCACAATGCTTGCCAGTTGGCCTGATTCCAGAACAGCTCCTGATCGCCCCTGTGCGGCTGGATGTGATCCACCTCGGTAGCCGCGTTCAGCCGGCCTTGCCCCTGACAGCTCCGGCAGATGGGGTGCTGTCGTAGAAACGCCTTCGCCGCCTGCTGCCATCGGAAGCCGTACCCTCGCTGGGCCGAGCTCCGCCGCGGCATCTCAATCACCGCTGGCGGCCGGTGCTGCGCGCAGTAACCGCGCTCCACCAAGGCCGGACAGCCGGGCCAACGGCACGGGCGCAGAGTCGCCAGCGGCATCAGGAGCAGCCGCCGATCTGCCGGCATACGTCCTTCCGGACGTAGGTGGCGTCCATGTCTTTGCGCAGCGCGGTCTCCCTTTCCCCGATCTCCTTCAGGATGCTCAGTTTCAGGTAGGCGTTAGCCACCTGGCCTAGGATTGCCAGCAGACTGGCAGCCAGGGCGATGTGGTCGGTGGAGATCATTGGGTGAAGTACTCGTGCAAAGGGAATAGGGAATAAGGCTTCGTCGCGCGGAAGGCCACGCCGAGCTTCTCCTGGACCCGGTAGACCGCATGGAAGAAATTCCCACGGTCCATATCCAGCAGCTTGCAGCACGCTGAATACTCCAGCCCCTGCAAGAAGTGGGCATCGAAGACTCGCCACTCCAGGGGGCGCAGTGTGCGCTTAGCGATCAACCAGAAATCCGCCAGATACTCCTCGTTCTTGCGGCCGAAGCACCGGGAGCTTCCGCGGCAGCCCAGCTTGTCGTAGCTGACTCCCCGATGCTTCCCTATGGCGGCCTGAATGGCGCAATACTCGCGCCAACAAGCACGGAAGATCTGCCGTTTGACGCACCCACAGGGCTTCGCCTTACTGGCGCCCAGGCCCAAGCAGCGACGACAGCGCGGGTCAGCCAACGAAAGCGCCTCGGATCGGTTCCAGCCCATGTCCAGCACCAACGGCTTTGCCGCGCCGCCACGCGCCATCGGGAATCGGGGCATCACCCGTGTGGCATTGGGTTTCAGAGCGACCGCACAGGAGGAGTTCATAGAAGGTCGGAGATAGTGAGAATTCTGCGTTCGTGAAGCGCGCCACGAAGCCCACGAATCGCGCGCTGATGCATGGCGTGCACCGCTGGTTCGCCGACACCAAAGTGCTTGGCGATCATGGCCAACGTGTAGGACTGCCCGTACCTCAGTTGCAGCAACGCGCGCTGCCTCACTGGGAGAACCAGCAGACAGCTCCTGAGAATCCGGGCCCGCTCCTTCGCCGCGGCGCGCCATTCCGGAGATTCCCGTTCGGCGGCCGGCAGCAAATCGATTAGCCTTTGCATCGGAATCCGAAAAACTCCCGATCCGCCGGCGGAATGTGAACCAGCGTCCACACGCCGGCGGGATTGTCGGCCGTCTCCCGCGCGTGGGAATAGTGGCGTCTGGCGGGCCCGCTACGGACGGAGCGCGTCAACCGCTCTTCAGCCGTCCATACCTCACCACTCACCACCCGGACAGCTCGCACCCGATTACGCGTGCCAAGTACTTCCACCTTGCCCTGCGCCACCAACCGCCTGGCGTCCCCTTCGGCGATCCAGGACAAGTGCTTCCCGTCGACATCGAGCAAGGCGATGCGGTCCGTCATCGGACGCGGCTCAGGTTGTGATGGATGCACGGGTAGTAGGGAGTGGGTGACCGGGAGTCGATGTGTTTCGCGTCGGCCTTCTTGCCGACATAACGCCATCCCGGAAGGCGCCGGAATCGGAGAGCGGCCGCCAACCCGCCTATTACGGCCGGCCGCCCTGGATTCCGCAGCTATTTGAGGATACTGGCGAGAGCGCGAAAACTTCATGCCGAGGCACGAAAATACTTCCATGCCCGTTATTCGCCGTTCGCTGGCGGATCGGTCAGCCTGGGCTACGCGCTCAGTTGGGCCCGCAAAGAGCGAATGGCCCGAGCCTTCAACTGGCATGCCCGAGTCTTGGAGATCCGGAGCCGCTGGCCGATGCCCCGCATGGAGATACCGTCCACCAGGTGAAACAGGAGGACCTCCCGATCGCGCTGCGGCAGGCGCAACAGCATCAGCCGGATCATCCTCGTACGCTGCAGCGAGGCCGTCACCTCTTCGGGGTTCGGCTCAGCGCCGGCGGCTTCCTGCGGCGTCCCAGGCGCCAGTAGAGTCCCGGCGCCGCGCCTGGTGCTGTCCAGCATAGCTCCCCGGATTCGGTGGCGCGCGTAGCACTCAAACGGCACACCTCTGCTCGCATCCCATCGGCCGCATGCCTGGATCAATCCCAGCATTCCGGCCTGCACCAGGTCGGCCAGTTCGATGTGAGCGGGCAGGCGGCGGAGCAAGGCCAGGGCAATCGGCCGCACCAGGCCGAGATGCGTCACCACCATGCGATTCCGCGCGCCAAACGGGAATTGAGAAGAATTCTCCATGCAATCCTCCCCAATTATCAGTCAATTCGCGAAGAGCGCCAGTTCAGACGGCATCATCCCAACCTGGCGCGGCGAATCGGGGTCTTTCGGAGTTGTTACCCACTACTCCGCATCTTCCGCCAACATCCGCAGAAGGGTCGCCAGAATGCTGAGGACTCGGACTACGGCGAGGGAGGCCCAGACGGCGAGCCCAGACCACGCCCAAAACGTCACCCTTGCCCATCCCGGAATTGGAGACGCGGGGATCAGCGTCATCAGCGCGGACGTCGAGGCAAGCAGCAGACACATCCATGTCGCGTGGATTATGAAGTTCACCAGGCGAAGGTACGCGCCCGACTCCTTTGCTCGCTTCACCACCCATCGGTGGTCCACGGAAAGCAGGATTGCCTTTGTGGTCGTCAGGAATCCGGCGCCAATGGACGCGGCACTCAACGTCGCCGAGAACAAGTCACGCGCCTGGGCGGGAAATGGAGCGGCCAAGTACCAGCACGCCCCCGCGGCCGCAATGCCTCCGGTGAACGGGTACAACCTTTCAAGAGTCTCGCCGCTGATGACGCGTCTTAGCGTAGATTTCGCTGATTCTGTCACGTTCCACCTGCCACGCATCGTACACCGCGCCATGCCGCGCAGGATCTGTGACGCGGCCGTCCTTCAATTCTACCGGTCGCAGAAGTACAAGCCTGTCCTCAATGACGTTGATGATCTCCTCCTGCGAGTCATCGGCCGCATCGCTGCCAATGACCACTATTTTTTTCACTTCGGAGAACGGCGTGTCCTGAGTTCCAGACAATTCCCTGACAAAAGCAAGAACCTTATCCAGGGTCGTCTCTTCCTTCCCAATCGAGAGATCCAACTGGATGGTAGGCGCCTGGAAGAACCGCGTCAGTTCAAGGACCTTCTTCGTGGACTCACCCCGCCCACGCAAAGAGGCGGCATTGTTGATCTTCGCCATGTGAACGATGAAGCGCCGGATCACCCCCATGTTGGCGATGCGGTCAAGGACATCGCTCTTCAAGAGCGGCGCGAACTCCACGCTCTTCATCTGCGCCATCACTTTGAAGTACTTGGCCGAGTGCGTCAACGTGACGCCGCCACGATGTTCGTGGAAGACCAGCACGTTGAGCTGCGGGTCATAAAGGAAAGCCGTTTCCTCGCCGAGTCCCTCGTCTTCATCAAATTCGATGGCCTCGACGCGACCTTTGATGTTGGCCTTCTTGAAGGATTCGTCCATCCTGATCCGCATCAACTCTCCGGACCAGAATGATGAGGATTCGCGAACGAACTGGAGCCTGATCGCATCTGTCTTTCCGTCCAGCGACCGGGATTCGTCGTCTGGCTTTGCACTGCATGCTTTCAGCACTTCTTCGAAACTGACCAGGCCACCGCTCCGGGCCACCACCATTGGGGCGAAAAACCCGATCTTCAACCACTTCTCAGGCATATCAAGTCGTCTCCTTGGCGCAATTGAAATCATGCGGCCCAGGGATGACTATGCCGGGCCAAACCCATTCCCGTCTCTGCCCACCGCCGCCGGCGGGCCTCCGGTCTGTCCAGTAGCCTGGACAGGCGAGCTTCACAGACTGCCTTCCTGCCAGCGAGGCACTCTCGGCAGCAACGACGCCAGTTCTACGTCACCGGAGCCACCCTTCCGGAACCCAGCCCTGTTTCCCGCGATCCGTCCCCTCTTCGATCAACACGAAACTGAAGGGACCTCTCTGCTGGACTGAGACACGCACGCCACCGGCAACTGCAAATCCGCACCCGTACTGAACCAGCTCAGCAATCCGCTTTCGTTTCTCCAGCCCCTCACGCGAGAGTGCTTCCTGAAATTGTTCCGCGCACCGGCGATCTGAGCCGATGAACAGCGACGTGGCATCTCCAGCCCGCAGGACTGGTAACTTGGCGAGGCGATCTCTTTCCGCCTTCTCCTTCGCATTCAGCAGCGATGCCCTGGCCGCTTGCCTCCTCTGTTCCGCCTTCTCCGCCGCCGCTTGCCTCCTTTGCTCCACCTTCTCGGCCGCCGCTGCCTCCTGTTCTTCCTTCAGGCGCAACTTCTCCTTCGCTTCATCCGAGAGCAGGCGCACTCCTCCCGCAAAGCTGGCGGTGATGTTTTTGGGCGTACGTCCCGCGAGATACGCGCCTGTGACCTCACCCTCAACTGTCCCCTTGTGCTTGATATAGCTAACCTTGCCTCGGAGAGCCAGCACCTCATCTGGAGCGCCGGGAGTGGCCGGCGGCACGACAACGCTGAGGTTGAGAAACAGGTCGACCCACGCACTATCCGTCTTGTTCTCCACGCGAAACTTGAAGGCGCTGATCTCCCGCTGTAGGGTCGTTGAGAACGTGGAAAACCGAAAATCTGACAACACGAATTCGCCAGCATCAATGGAGACTACAGCCGATAGGTCGTTGCTTGTTTGCCCTACTGAAGCCGCCGCGCTCATGAAGAGCAAGACGGTGGCCCCAAGCACGCCACGCACTCCACATCGAGCATCCCCCGCACCCGCCAGGCTCTCGAATTTGCTTGCGCCCATCCACATCGCGCGTGTTCCCCCTCTTTTCGTTCAAACCGCCCACCACCGCCGGCGGGCCTCCGGCCTATCCAGTAGCCAGGACAGGCCAGCTTCACAAATCACTTCCCGGCCGGCGGGGCATTGTGGCTCCCGCTGCTGCCGGATGTCCTCCAAACAGGCCGGAAGGCCATGCGGGAGAACGAACACCGGGCAATTACCGCCGATCTGCTCAACGGCGGCGCCCCGGATGACTCCCGAGGCTGCCCCTAACTGACCTTCGCCTTCTTCGTAGGGCGGGACTGAAGGTTGTTGACCGCCCACTGCAAATTCTGCTCAATTCCAATCCGATCTCTCTCTGTCCCCTCCTCCAGCACGCGCTCCAAGCAATCGTGCCACTTCCTGTTTTCGGCCTTATAGGCGTAGCCAGCCTTGCCAGCGATGAAGTCGGCGATGAGCATGCGAACGTGACTCTGCATACCACGACTCCCTACTCGCGAAGTGAGCGCTTCATGTTCATCGTCCGAGATCCTCACTTGGACGAGCTTCCCGATTTTTTTCTCACTCATACATTTTTCTGTTGCAATCTATGAGAGTGCGTCATATCATACATACATAGCCAACGCCTCATACATCCTATACCGAATTACAGGTATCTGATGCATCAAAGGCTGGAATCATTACGCGCAAAGGAGGCGCATTTATGGACCACAGGAAACGTGTGTCTTTACTCCAGGCCCGCATCGAGCCGGAGCTGATGAAGCGTGTGCGATTAGCGGCGATCCAGAAAGACATCTCCCTCCAGGCCTTCGTGGCCGCCGCGCTGGAGTCCGCCTGCGGGCGGGTCGAGAAGAAGCTACGGTCCGCGAGGACGGACATTCAGGCGGCATAAACGGAGATTCCACGATGCATCAGCGCAATTCTGAACCAGGGACGCCGGCGCGCAAAGGCCCGGCTTCCCAACCACCTCAAAACAAATCAACGCCCATCTCCCCTTTGCTCATTGCATTGGTGGAAAAGCGCGTCCGCGAGCTGCATGCGGACCGATGCCCGAAGGAGTACTCCGCCGTAATTGCCAAGGAATTCGGCATCTCTGAGGCACTGGCAGACCGCATCATGACAGGCCTCATCATCGAACTGGGAGCCGAAGCGGCCACGTTGCGCACCGGAATCAAAGGGGCGCTCGACGAAGCGACACGCGTCCGCAAGTCGGCCAGGGAGGTAGCCTGATGCCAGCCCGCACGGCCTGCCTCATCATCACCTGCGACGATGACGACTCACTCGTCCCTTGCGCGGTGGACATCAAACTGGTGGTCACACCCAAGCCTGCGCCGGGAGAACGATCGGTGGTGGCTCTTATCGGCTCCACGTTGATTGACATCGTCTGCGCCCACCAGATGGAGGCGAAGAAAGAGCTGGCTGAGTCACTGGCCTTCCGGGAGCAGATTCAATGAGCAGCTCCCGCCACCCTTTCACCGAACCGGTCCGCACGGCGCGTGGCACGCGCGCCCTGCTGGCGGAGCTGCACCGCCGGGACCAACTCCGCGAGCTGCAGACCTGCCAGAAGTTCGTGGAACGAGCAGTCCAGGCCTGGCGCCGCCAGGACAGCCCCTATGCGGCCACAGCCGACGGGATGTACCAAGCGCTGATGGGCGAGCTGCGGCGCATGTCCGACGACATGGGAGGGACGAAGTCGCATGGCTGAGAGGGAACCCTACAGACGCCGTGGCCGCTGCGTCCACTGTGGTCAGTTCAACTCAGCCACGGGCGATGCTTGCCGTTATTCGACGACGGGCCACGCGTCGTTGGATCTGCCAGACGGCAAGACGTGCGGCGATTGCGTCTTCATTCAGCGGTGCGGGTCCATCTTCGGCCACATCGCCGCGGATGAGTCTTGTGACTTCTTTCCGATTCGCTACATCGGGCGCCCGGATAGCTGAGGGCCGCGAGCGGCCCCAGGAGGCCCGGTTACTGACTTCGCCGTGGTGGTGCGCTGCGGAGTCTCTCTCCTGTAACCGGGCCTCCTGGGGCTGAGTCGCGGCGGCGAAGGTGGGACACCCCTTTCCTCACTCACCCACCAGATCCGCGCTCGCACTCGGCGGAGAGCCCTTCCTCCCTCTCCCCAGCGCCGGCTCGATGCTGCGCCATTCAGCCCCAAGAAAGGATTGCAATGCTCCCAACGCGTGAAAACTCTTGTCCAAAGCCCATTGACCACATAGACGATCTCCGGAGCGAGGTCATGTTCTACCGCGGGGCGCTATGCGCCGTTCTGCTTGCGCTGCTGGGTTTGTCCGCCGCGCTGCTGGTGCGTGAGGTTCTTCGGTGAGCGCGGCCGCCAGAGCGCCCGAACTGAAGGGCAAGGCCCTGATGAAGCGCGATCTAGCCTGGCTGGAGAAGAGCTGGATTCCGCCGGACCTCGCTCAGCGCGCCAGGTTGCGGCGCTTCGACCGCGATACCGCGGCCGAGGTCCTGGGACAGCGGCCCACCGTAGACTGCTCCGGCATCGCCTTCCCCTACTTCTGGCCTGGCAGCGGTGAAGTGCGGGAGTGGCGCGTCCGCCGCGACAACCCGGAGATCGAGATCCGCGCCGGCGGCGTGCGGAAAGAGCAGCGCAAGTACCTCTCGCCGCCCGGCCGGGGATCGATGCTCTACTTCTCACCTGATGTCGACGCGGCCTGGCTGGAGGACGTCCGATTGCCAGTGGTGGTGGTGGAGGGGGAGAAGAAGACCCTGGCGCTCCAGCGATTGGCTGCACATGGGCGAACGGACGGTCAGCCTCCCCGGTTCGTCGCGGCCGGTATCGCCGGCGTCTGGAACTGGCGCAGGACTACCAAGGAGGACGCAGCCAACGGCGGCAAACGGGACGTCAAGGAACCCATCGCCGACTTGGCCAGGCTGGCCTGGGAGGGACGCAGCGTCCTCATCTGCTTCGATGCGGACGTCCTGGTCAACAAGGAAGTGCACCGCGCCCGTTGGGCGTTCGCCAAAGAGCTTTCGCGCGGCCGCAAGGCCACGGTGCGCTACCTGGAACTCCCGGCCGGTCAAGAGAAGGGGGTCGATGATCTGCTGGCCGCGCAGGGTCCAGAGACAGTCTTGGAGCTCATCGAGCGGGCGCCGCACGCTGACCTGGTCCACGACATCCACGCCATCATCGAGGCGGCGAGGCGCGAGGAAGATCCAGCCTTCGTTTTCCGGCCTGAGAACATTGCCCTGCTGGCGCAGCTCACAGAATTGCAGAGGCTCGACGTGCGGCAGAAGATGATGGCCGCATTCCCCACCGCGTTCTCAAAGACGGAGTTCGACCGGGTGGTGAAAGAAGAACGCCGGCGGCGCGACCTGGAACAACAGCGGGAGGAGATGAGGCCACCCGAGTACAGCGGCACGGATTACGTCGAGAATCAGTGGGGTATCTGGCGCTTCGTTCGCCGCGATGGAGCCTACACGCCAAACCGGCTGACCAATTTCACGGCGCGCATCGAATGCAGCATCCGCCGTGATGATGGCGAGAACCGGGAAACGGCCTTGCGCCTGGCGGTGCAGCAGGGTGACTTCCAGGAGCACTTCACCATCAGCACAACTGAGTTCGCCGCCATGCACTGGCCGATGGACCGGTTTACTCATCACGCCATCATCACGCCTGGCGCCGAGCCGGCCGCCCGTGCGGCGATCCAGGCCCTGAGCCGGCAGAGCGCCCCCAAGGTGGTGCGCACTCACACCGGCTGGGCCGAGCAAGAGGGCCAACCCATCTTCATGCACGCCGGCGGCGCGATCGTCCGCGATGGCCTGGCGGCGGACATCGAGGTGGACTTCGACGGGAAAACCAGGTTGTTCCGCCTGCCCGATCCCAACGTCAACGGCCATGTGAGAGAGGCCATCCAGGCCAGCTTGCGCATGCTGGACTTGGCGCCGTCGCGCATCACGTTTCCGCTCTACGCCGCCATCTGGCGTGTGCCGATGGGGCCGGTGAATACCAGCATCTTCCTGTCCGGACAAACCCAGGTGGGCAAGACGCAGCTCGCCGCGCTCGCCCAGCAGCACTTCGGCCCGGAGATGACGGCCGAGAACCTGCCGGCGAGTTGGATCGACACGGCGAACTCACTGGAATCGAAGCTCTACACGCTGAAGGACGTCCTCTGTGTCATCGACGACTTCAACCCGCAGGGACCGGACGGCGACGTGCAGCGCATGCACGCTCTGGCCGATCGCGTCATTCGCAGCCAGGGCAACAAGACTGGCCGCGGCCGCATGACCAGCGACATCCGGCAGCGATCGCCGCGGTGGCCGCGCGGCATGATCGTCTCGACCGGCGAGGAGACGCCACGGGGCCATTCGCTACGGGCGCGCATGGTGATCCTGGACGTCTCACCGGGGGATGTCCGCTTCGGCTCCGCGTTGACGGCCGCCCAGACGGTGGCCGTGCAGGGCGCATACGCGTTGGCAATGGCCGCCTACGTCCAGTGGCTCGCCCCACAGATGGCCGAGATGGAAGAGCGGCTGAGAAACGAGATGATTGCCATGCGCCAGGGCGAGGCGCTGTTGGCCGACAGCCGGCGGGCGCCGGACAACTTGGCTCAGCTCTCGATAGGCCTCAACAGTTTCCTGCGGTTCGCCGTGGAAAAGGATGCCGTCAGCCAGACGCGGGCCGAGGCCCTGCGCGATCAGTGGCGGCGCGTGATGAAGGAGGTGCTCATGGATCAGGACAGGCAGCAGGCCGGAAACGAGCCCTGCCGGATGTTCATCGAGATGTTGCGTGGAGCGATGGCCAGCGGCAAGGCCCACGTCGCCGACACGGACGGCTGTGAGCCGCGCCAGGCCAAGCGCTGGGGCTGGCGCGAGGATACCGGTGGCGAGAAGCTGGTGTTCCGCCCAATGGGAGACTGCATCGGGTGGGTGGATCACGATGAGGTCTACCTGGAGCCACAGGCCAGCTACGCGGTGGCGAAGAAGATGGCGCGCGACATGGGGGAGGGTATACCGATCGGGTCCAAGACGCTGCACAAGCGGCTGAAGGACCGGAAGATGCTGACCCGTTGGAACGAGCAGGACCAGGAGATCACAGTGCGCCGGATGATCCTCGGGACGCGCCGCCGAGTTCTGTCCCTCTGGGCTGACCTGCTATGTCCCTCCGGAGAGCCCAGGAAATCCGGCCATTCTGACCGTAGCCCCCAGAGTGGAAAGGCCGACACGGAAAATCCGGCCAGGAATCCGGCCACAAACGCGGCAATGAATTCAGTCGCATCCGTGGGGCTGGCCGGATTTCCTGGAGAATCTGGACACCAAAGGGAGGGGGGATGGGAAGCGGCGGATATGGCCGGATTCTGGCCGGATGAGGAAGATAATCCGGCCACGAATCCGGCCACGAACAGCCTGGAAGAGGAGGAAATGGCGCTATGAGCCGCGAATTCTACCATCTGGTGGAACTGCCCGTGGAAGAGGCCTGCCGACAGAAGTGGGTGGCCGGCCGAAAGCTGTACGGTGGTGACGGCTTCGTTGGGCACCCCGGCGAAGAGGCGTTCTCCGAAGGCATCGACCTGCTGAACTACCTGACCGAGTGGGAGCGGCAGGGGGAGGACGTCGAGGACATCCGCCAGATGGCGGGTGTGGTGACGCGGCTCATCCAACGCCGGCTGTTGGCAGAGCGTCATCTCGGGTCTGGCCGGCCGGCGGGCCGCGGGAGATTGGAGATGAGCAGGGTGAAGGAACGGGTCGAAAGACTGATGGCCGTTGTTCCTCTGGAGCCCGAGCCAGCGGAGCTCCTGCGCACGGCCCTGGCCGAGGAACTTCAGACGCTCGCCGTCCGCCAGGCAAACTTCGAGGCGGAAAGTGCCGACCGCTACGCCGGGGAGCAACTCTGGCGCGGCGAGGCCAGCCAGCTTCGCCAAGCCATGGTGGACCTCTTAGGCTACGTCGAGTGCCTGTTGGCTAAACGCGCCTTCAACCGCGCGGCCGAGGAACTGCCAGAGCATATCGCAAAGGCGATGGATTCACTGTTCCCGCCCTCGCGGAAGGAGACGTGATGCCGATTCGCCCAGAGCTGCGCAGCTTCTATTCGAGCCTGACCTGGCGCACGATCCGCGCGCGCATCCTGGAACGCGCCGGCGGCAAGTGCGAGCGATGCGCCAAGCCGGACCGCAAGATGGTCTGGACAGTCCGCGACGGGACCGGCCGCTGGTGGCCTCGGGGCGATCGCCCCTCCAACCCAGGGGCTGAACTGCATTACATCAAGACCGTCATCACGGTGGCGCACCTCAACCACCACCACGCCGACAACCGGGACGAGAACCTCCTGGCGCTCTGCCAGGGGTGCCACCTGCGTCATGACGGCCGCTTTCACTATGCCAACTCCCGCCGCACGCGCGCCCGCCGCGTGGGACAGGTTTGGCTTTCATCGGAGTACGAACAAGCCGCCGCGCCAGGCCCAGAGTGGCTGGCGCGAATCGCGGGATGAGGAGGCTGGATGCCGCTTTACATGGAGACGACGAAGATCACACCGGAGAGAACTGCGGCGGAGATTCAGTTGCTACTCGTCCACACGGGGGCCCAACAAATCGCCATGGAGTTCCGGGACCGCAAAGTGGTTGGGTTGCGCTGGACAATGCCTGTGAACGGCCGGGATGCGTTGTTCGCAATGCCCGTGCGGACTGGGCCCGTGTATGCCATTCTTCAGCGGCGGCGCCAGCCGGCCTTCCGGTCGCGCAAACAGCAGGAAGACCTGGAGCAGGCCGAGAGGGTGGCCTGGCGGCAGTTGCTTCGGTGGACCCAGGCTCAGATCGCGCTGATCGAGACGGGGATGGTTCAGGCCACTGAAGTCTTTATGCCGTACATGCTGACTCCGGCGGGAAGGACGCTGTTTGAGCTGGTGGAGGCGTCAGGATTACCGCTGCTGGCGGACAGGAGTACGAAATGAGCGGTTATTTCAATCTGGAACTGAATTCCGACATGATGCCGGTGACGCCCAGCCACACGCTGAACAAGCCATACAAGGGCGCCAGGAAGATGCGCCTCACGGCGCCAGACGCGGATGGGGAGATGGTTGTGTGGGCGCGCTCTGATGAGGAGGCGCGGGACCACCTGATAAACGCCCTCTTCGATTTGATCTTCCGCGGCGCACGGATCGGAGCGTCGGCCCGCAATCCACGGTGTCTGTTCTGCGGAGGACAAACCCAGAGGCACGGCCGCAACAGCTCCGGCACCAGAACCTGGAAATGCGGGAATCCCGAATGCCGGCGCTCCTTCGTGCTGGACCGGACCTTCCGCGGCGGTATCAACCATCCGACGCAGAGCAAGAAGCCGGCGTTCATCCGGCTGCTCTTGGCCGGCCGCACGGTGCGTGAAGCCGCTGACCAGCTTCGGCTTGGCATCCACACCGCAAGCGGATGGGCGGAGCATGCCGCGGCGACGGGGCTGCTGGACGGGAAGCTGTGCCCCTGCGGGAAAGTCCTGCGCCACCGTGGCGTGTGTGCTTTCCGTTTGGCGCACAAACGGAGGCGAGGGGACGACGGCCGCCTGCAGGCGGAGGGGCTATGAAACCGGCAGAACTGGTGCGCGTCATGCGCGAGGCCGGGATATCCCTGGAGTGGCGAGCCGGCCGAGTGTGGGCGCGGCCGCGGAGCCGGGTGACGCCGGCGATGGAAGAAGCGATGCGGCGGCACAGGGAAGTGGTCCAGTGGGCAATCCAAAGGCGACTTGCGGGACATCCCGCGAATGAAATCTGGTTGTCTCCCAGCGATTGGGAGCACTGGATGTACTTGTGTGGAGAGAGGATCGAACTCGGGAGGGTACATGACGAAGCTGCGTAGCGATTCGCCAGTAGTCAGAGAGACCGCCGTCGCGGGGCATGAGCAGCGGCCGCTCGTGGTGGAGCTCTGGCCGCACTTCATCGTCATTCGGTCGAAGGGTCTGAAGTCAGACACTTACACCATCGACTACCAGACCATCCACGAGACCGCGGCTAAGATGGAGACGCCGAAGCGAAGGAAGCGGCAGGATCGGGAGTGCCGGGAGGTGCCGCGTTGAGCCGCCTGCTTGCGCCGGCCGAAGTGGCGACGCGCCTGAGCGTCGCAGAGAAGACTCTGTCGGCGTGGCGAACGCGGGGCGGCGGCCCGGCCTACGTGAAGGTGGGGGCTTTGGTGAGGTATCGTGAGGACCTGTTACAGGAGTGGATCGATGGGCACACGCAAGGGACTGCCGCCAGGGCTGCGAATCCGAGCCGGCCAGTATCACTACCGGTTCATGTTCGCCGGCGTGGTGTACAGCGGGCGGACAGGCTACGCGGCCACCGCACGAAATCTGACGCGCGCGCTGAAGAAGTTGGCGGACGCCAGAAACCTGGTGGAAGCGGGGGAGCCGGAGCAGTTGCGCCTCTCACCCCGACCGTTCAGTGATGCGGCCATGGCGTTCTGTGATTGGGCGGACGGCGAGTACAAAGCACACCCAGCAACGGCGCGCAGGCTGAGAACCAGCATGGCGAGCTGCTGTGAGTTCTTCGGCCGTACTCCGCTCCATGCCATCGGCGCCGGAGAACTGGAGGACTACAAGGCCTGGCGGCGCTCATGCGGAATCCGCGAGATCACCATCCGGCATGACCTCCACGCGCTGTCCAAGCTCTACCAACATGGGATGAGTCATCGGTGGTGTAACCGCAACGCCACAGCACAGATAGCCATCCCTAGCGATAGAGACGCGGTGCGCCAGCACGTCCTGACCGAAGACGAAGAGGCAGCTTACTTCGGCGCCATGATTCCTGGATCAACGCTGGCCGACTGCGCGAAGCTGATGCTACTGACTGGGATGCGTCCGGAGGAGACCTTGGCGCTGGGCAAGGCGCATGTGGATCTTGACCAGGGAACGCTGCTGGTGGCGCGCGGCAAGACGGCGGCCGCCCGCCGGTTGCTCGCTCTCGTACCGGATGCTCTAGAGATCCTCCGGCGCCGCGTGGCGAGCCAGGGCCCTCACATCTTCCCCGGACGCGGGAACTCCGTCCATCGCGTCAATGGCGCCCATGACAGGCTCCTGCATCGCCACAACAATCCCACGGCAGGAGCAAAGCCGGAGATTCAGTTATCGTTCGTGCTCTACGACCTGCGCCATACCTTCGCAACGCGGATGGCCGAGGCCGGGTGTCCACTGCCAGTTTTGGCTGCCATTCTGGGACACGCGAACTTGCGTTCAATCCATCGCTACGTGCACGTCAGGCCTGCCGTCCAACAGGAGGCAATGCTCAAATACGCGCTCTCGTCGCGGTCCAAAATCGGTCCCAGTGGGGTGTCAAAACAAGGGGGTTCGGAGGGGTTTACAGGGCAGGAAGATTCAGGCCTGGCGGGAAGACCAAATTGA